GCCCTGAACAGTTGACATGCACGGTGAGTAATTGAGAAGAACAACATCAACCATCCCATTTGGATATGAACTATCAGAGGATGGAAAAGAATATATTCCTATAGAGAAAGAGTTGGAATTGTTAGAAAAGGCGTTTACATTCGCAAACAGCTGTGGGCCTGCAAAAGCTGCGAGATGGCTAAGTACAGCATCGGGTAGGAAGATATCAAACCCCGGTCTGACAAAGCGAATGAAAATAGGTGTACACTTAGATAGATGACAGAAGAACAGAAACCAAAAAGAGGTAGACCTCCCAAGAAAGAGGGAGAACCAAAGACGAGATATAACTGGTCTATGAAGATGAAGGCCAGATTGGCTACTCAGAGACAGCTATCTGAAAAGAAGCGAAGAGCTGAAAGACTGACGAAACAGGCTAAGAAAGCGAGGCGTTCAGCCAAAGAAGCCCAAGAAGCTGCTGTCAAGGTGGACAATGCTCTGAAGGGAAGACAGAAGTCCGTTAGTGTGATCACAGATGAGGACTTGAAGAAGGTGCCTCAAGCTGTACGTGAGCATTTACAGCATCATGACGTAGTATTCAGGGCTAACGAAGGCCCACAGACTATGTTCCTTGAGTCACCTGAAAGAGATGTCTTATACGGAGGAGCAGCAGGAGGGGGAAAATCCTATGCATTATTAGCAGATGTGCTGCGAGATGCATCAAATCCCAACCATAGAGGCTTGCTGTTAAGAAGAACACTGGCAGAATTGACCGAATTGATAGACAAAAGCAAGCAACTCTATCCAAAAGCGTTCCCCGGAGCTGTATTTAAAGAGGCAAAGTCCATCTGGCAGTTCCCATCAGGTGCTAGGATATGGTTTTCATACGTAGATGATGACCGAGACGTGACTAGATACCAAGGACAAGCGTTCAATTGGATAGGAATAGACGAAATTACACAGTATCCCACACCGTATGTGTGGAATTACTTACGTTCTCGACTGAGAACAACGGATAAAGACTTAGGAATGTACATGAGATGTACAGCAAACCCCGGAGGAACCGGTGGTTGGTGGGTAAAAAAGATGTATATCGACCCAAATCCACCAAATGACCCCTTCTGGGCTAAGGATTTTGACACTGGTAAGGTTTTAAAGTACCCAGTGAACCACCCAAAGGCCGATCAGCCGTTATTTTTACGCAAATTCGTGCCTGCGAGGTTAACAGACAACCCATATCTGTTTGATGACGGTCAATACGAGGCGATGTTGATGTCTCTACCGGAAATAGAGAGAAAAAGGTTGTTAGAAGGTGACTGGGACGTAGCAGATGGCTCTGCTTTCACTGAATTTAGCCGTGAGACACACGTTGTAGAGCCGTTTGATGTGCCATCTGGCTGGGCTAGGATACGATCAGGCGATTATGGGTATTCTTCACCCTCATGTATCCTCTGGGGAGCCATAGATTGGGACAATAACATATGGATTTATAGAGAACTCTATGTAAAAGGGTTCACAGGAGAAAGGCTAGGAGATTTGATAGTACAAATGGAAAGAGAAGACCCACCAATGCAGCAAACAACGCTGGATTCTTCCTGTTGGAACAAAACAGGCTTAGGGCCTTCTATTGCCGAGACTATGATACGAAGAGGAGCACGATGGACACCAGCAGACAGGAACAGAATTGCAGGGAAGATAGAAGTCCACAGGAGATTAGCCTGTGATGACCATGGTACTCCTAGGCTTCGTTTTTTTTCTACGTGCAATAATACAATCAGGACTCTACCTACACTACCTATATCTAAAACTAACCCTGAAGATGTGGATACGAAAGCTGAAGATCATGCTTACGATGCGTTGAGGTATATGGTAATGAGTAGAACTTTGATGAATGTGCATTCTCCACATAGGATGATGAAGCAGACACAGCAATATGAACCACAAGATCAGATATTTGGGTATTGATAGATGGAATTAGATTTACAAAGTATAGATTTTTCATTACGTAAAGAAGTACAGTCTCTTAAAAACTTATTGGAAACTTTAGGTATTGAGGGAGTAGAAGATATACCTAAAAGAAAAGACCCTAATACTAATGCAATAAATACACAAGTAAATACTTTTAAAGATGCTTGGTTTGCTAAATTATATAAGCAAGGTGTAGAATTTGATTCTGATTTGATAGGTGTAATACCAGAGGGTGAATTTAAAGAAACTGCAAAGGCTTTTATAAAAGAGTTTCCATCAGGTTTGAGTGCAAAAGGTGCTCAAATGGACAGTATAACAAGAGATATTAAAAGTTTTGGAAATGCTCTTAAAGACAAAAACTATTTAGACTCACCTTTTGATAAAGAAAAAATAGATAGATTACCAACCGGTGCTAAAAAAACAGCTTTAGAAACAGCTGTAAAAGATTTTAGAGAAGGTAAAGTTGTAAAAGGAGTTGTAAAAGCTAAACCTTTTAAAAATGTACCCACAGATAAAATGGTTGGTAAAATATTAAAAGGTATTATGAATATAGATAATAAAACAGATAGAGAATTAGTTTTATTATCTCTTTTTGGTACTCGTGGAGAACAAATTAAAAGATTAAAAAGCGATGTCATGATAGCAAAAATGACAAGGCCTCAAAGTCCTTTTTATTCTAGAGGAGAGGGGTCTATGAAAGGTGTGCCTGTAACTGTAGGTCTTAAAGGTCTTGCTGACGATGTGCCTATGGGGCCTTTTCTAAAAGATATGTTAGATGCTAGATGGGATAGAATAACTCAAGGCGGAAAAATTCAAAAGGTTTCATTGTTTTCAGAAACAGATGTAAAAAAAGATTTAGGTAAAATAATTAATGAGAACTTGTTTTTTGGGCCTGATGGAAAGTCTGTTTTGTCTGCTGATGAAATAAGTTATTTAGGTAGAGTAGATAGCCCTACACCTTCTGGTTATACGGATTTAAGAAGATTAGTATTGTCTTGGGCTGCAGATAAAACCGGTGATAGAAAACTAGCAGATTATCTTTTAACTCATGGAGATGCTGGTGCTGGTAGTTCTGATGTGGCTAGTAAAGTGGGTGAGACGTTTTACTTTCCAAAAGCAAAAACTCCTGTAGAAAAAATTAAGGCTTTTACTACCATACTTGAACAAAGTGCTATGAAAGTAATGGGCTATAATAACTATCAAAAGTTTCTTGAAGACGTGCAAGTTGATTCAAACAATGTAGAAATAAAAAAATATAAAACATTTCCACCTATTAAAAATTTAAAATCACAAATAAAAATAGATCAACCTGCAGGAGAAATAATAACAGGAGATGTTTTTGAAGGTAGTGAAGTGGCTGAAGGAGGAAGTCCAGAAGCATTTAAAAGTGCACAGACTGCTACATTTGAAGATATTGATGTAGATAAAAGAATTTCAAAAGAGTCAAAGATAGAAAACTTTGCAGCAGAAAGAAATATCTCTTACGAAGAAGCAAAAGAAAGATTGTATCCAACAAGGGGTAGGAAAACTAAAAAGAAAGAAAAAATACCATTTGTCATAAGAAAAGGAAGTAAACAAGCTCAAAGATTATCTGAACAGTATGATATACCTGCAGATAAAATAGAAGGTAAGACATTAAAAGAAGTTATGAAAATGATTGGTAAAATTGGTAAAACTGGTGGTAAACTATTAGGGCCATTAGGAGTGATTGCCGGATTGGGTGCAGCGGCAACAACAACATTTAGTCCGACAGAAGCATTTGCAGCACCAGAACCAGAAGAAGGAAAATCAAAAGACATCATGTCTGTTTTAGGTCTTGACACTGCTGAAGAGAGACAAAAGGCAAGAGCTACTTACGAAGCTGTGGAACCTTTCGTACCTCTTCCTTTACCAAGCGGTTCTGATCTTTTTCCGACACCAGAAGAAAAAAAAGAAGCAGATTTAAGACAAACAAGATTTCTAGAAGCACTAGATAAACAAGGGCCATTAGGGCCATAATTAATTTTAACAACCAAAAAAGGAGGTAAACATGCCAAAACATTATAATGCAGGATATATTATGGGTCAAATGTCCAAACAAGGCGAAATGAACGAGGCTAACGAA